GGGATGTCCTGGTAGTCCGACTGGGTCGTAGCCGACACTGTGTAGTCGGTGTGGTCTGTGATGGAACTCCAACGCAGCCGGTTCGGCACGTCGCCATCGGTGGCGTCGTTCGTGTTGCCGAACATCACAAAGTCGCGCACCGTCGCCACTGTCCGAGCCTTGAAATCGGTGGTGAGGTCAGCGAAGTTTGTGCCGCTGGCCGCGCTCATCGTGATCTGCTGGGGGTCGTCGGCAAAATTCGTGGCAATACACTGGTCGCCAAACGCCGCAAAGTCCCAGAACGTCGCCGTGTTGGTGTAGCCGCCCGCCTTACTGCGGTCCTCAACGGCACCCGCCTCCATGGAATACAGTTTCGTATCGTTCCCGGAGTAGACCTTGCTGGTCCCGTCGTCCGAGGTGAACGAAGTCGCGCCGATGGCCGTGGCGTCTATGGCGTCAGAGATATTGACCAACTGCCCAAAGGGGCGGTAGCCCCGTGTCGAGGGGTAGCAGTTCTCGGCCAGGGTGCTGCCTGGGTTCCCCAGGTCTGGGAGGTCGGGTAGGAACTCCCCGTTCTCGAAAATCATGCGGTATAAACTCCAACCCTGGTGTAAAGCGGCCCTCCGCTGTAGGACGTGCGGTTGTTGTCACCCCGCAGCCCCTCGCGTGCACGCTCATAGTACGAGGCCCACACAGGCACGCGCTCATCGTCTCCGAGGAACGGAGCCGCCTGGAGGAGCGACCCGAACAGGTACATATCGGGGTGGTTCGTCAGCAACCAATTTGTGCTGTTCGTGGCGAGGTCCGGGATTTGCTGGTAGTAGGCCAACTCGACGTTATACCCGCTGTCCGGCGTCTCACCGACCTTCATATTGGCACCCTGAATGGTATACTCCGAGGGGACGCCGGTCGTCCCGTTCGGCCAATTTAGAATAAGCTGAGACTGCGTGACAAACGTCATGGGCTGCAGGGGAGACGTCTGAACCGTGGCCGTCTTCACCTCGACAAAATCAGTCGGCAAGGCCACAGTGTCGGTGCCGCTGGTCAGCGTCAACGTCGTGGTGGTTTCCATACGACGGTGTCGCACATCCCGATTGAAGTTCGCCTCCGCCATCAGGATCAGGTCCGGGGCCGTCGCCACGAGGTTTGTGTCGCCGTCCCGCCGCAGCCAGTTGGTTATGGAGCTTTGAAGCTCCGTATAGGTGCTAAGTGACATACTCTGTTCCCGGTCTCAAATTTGCCTTGTCAAAGCCGTAGCGACCCGCAGGCCAGTACGACTGGAGAAGCTCACTGTCCTCGTGCACCTCCACCTGAACACCCCTGGCACGGGCAAACCCAATCAAGTATTCCAGGTTCGACCGCTGCTGCACATAATGGCTGTCGAACGGCGCGCCCACCCCGTAGATGTGGATGGCCTCCACGCCGTCGTGGATGGCGTAGGCGAGTATGTACGAAATGCTGCTCTCCAGGTAGCCGCCGACCATGTCAACCGCCTCCTGGGGGAACGCTTCGCTGTTCGGCACGCCTTCCATCACCGTCTGCATGACGACCGGCACCTCCAACTCCGACAATTTTTTGCGGTACTGATCGGTGTAGGGCCGAACGTCGGGCGCGTGGACCTCGAAATACCTATCGTAACTACTGTCGCCAGACCACGGCAGACCCCACCGCTCCATGTAGAGCGGCGCGTCCGCCATACCTCCTCCGAGGCCGATTATGGCGACTTCACGCGTCACGGCTTTTTGACCGCCTTGAGCGTGAACGTCACGGTCGGGGTAGCAGAGCCGCCGATGGTGGCAACACAGCGAATGAAGCGGCCAAAATTCGTCAGCGACTTGAGTTCAGTCGTGGCGGCGGTGACCTGAGTGAACGCCGTGTGGCTGATCCACACAGTACCGTCGGCACTGGACCAGATGACCGCGTCGAGCGTCGGGGATGTCCCCGACACTGCGGTGGCCGACATGTAGATGTCGAGCACGGTGGCGTCACTGACATCGATGGCGTTGCCCGTCGTCGTGGTGCCGAGCGCGCCTCCGGGAGTAATGACGTCAAATTCTTGGTTCGATGACATAATGTCTCTCCTATAGACGGCTCCCGCCGTCAGTTCTAAAGGCCCGCAAATCGCTGTCGTTCAGTCGCCGCAAAAACTCTTTGCGGTCTTTCTGTGGGCTGATGCCCATGCTGTCCCACAAGTGCAGCAGCGTGAGCGGGACGCTCGCCACCCGCCGCATATTGCGGGACGGCGACCACCCACCCGTGCCATCAGTAGAGGCCGCCTTGTTGGCCTCCAGGATAGGCTCCGCGTCAAACTGATCTTGGATAATCAGCGTGCCGTCGTCCTCCAGGTGGGCGTATGTGTCGATGCCCTGGGACGAGGTGAGAAGTTCAGTCTTCCGCGACATCGACCGGCACCCGCATCTTTCCGTTGTCGCCGCCCACGGTGTGCGTGGCGTCGTCCTTGGTGATCTTGGCAAGCCCCTTCTCGACCATCAGTTCGGCAGTTTCATTGTCGACCGTGATGACGTCGTGCTGAAGAAACTTGCATTTGTCCGTCCAGACATTGCTGTGCAGGACCATGACGTTGACTTCAGCGGGCATCGCCTTAACCGGCGCGGTTTTAGTGGCAGGCTTTTTAGCCATAGGTAGTTCCTCCAAAAATAGGAACTGGGCGACCCGGAGGCCGCCCAGGGTAGCCTAGTCGTCGCGGAGCAGATAACCAACGACGGTGATCGTGCCCGTGACATCGATGGTCGACGTGGCGTCGATAGTCGCCGCCGTGCCAGACCAGTTGAGGTTGATGTCCGCAGCCGTGCCCGTGCCATCAACGATGGCGGTGGAGACGGTGTGAGACGAGCCGGTGCCCGTGCCGCCCGACAGGGTGACATTGACGTCCGTACCGATGTTGTCCTCCGTCGCGCCGAGCACACCATCAGCCGCCGCAGCGATAATGGTAGTGCCAACGCCGATTTCAAACACCGCGTCACCAGCAGCGCCAGTGAGGGCCGCGCCCTCGGCAAACGCCGTATAGTTCTGGCGGCAAGCGAGGTAGCCCACGCCGCCTTCCACGAAGTCGAAAATCTTCAGGGGGCCGTGCGAGCCGGAGCCTGCAGCGTCGGTGACGGTAATTTCGACCGCCGTCAGGGTGAACGTGATGGCAAAGAAAGGCCCAAAACGCTCAATCTCGGTGGTCATACCGGAGATAGTCGGAGCCGACCCAATGTCGTATGGCGTCGCCGCCATCCGCACCTGGGCGTACCCCGTCGTGTGGTCGACAAAGTCCGCAGACCCGTCTTCATTCTGCTTTAGGTTATAACCCATCGGGGTTCTCCTCAAAATGGGGGAGGGCGAAAGTCGCCCTCCCCAGGTCTACGATTAGCTCGTGGTCAGATCGGCCACAATACCGTGGGCCTTCTCATTCCGAACCTCAATCGTCCACTCACAGATGATCTGCTTGCGCTCGCTGTCGCCAGTCTTGGCGAGGTCGACAGTCTCCATGTTGCGGAGCGTGCTGAACGCCAGCATGTTGTGGTCGACCAGCATGGCCGAACGCGACCGGATGTGCCGAGAGGGAACGATGGAAAGCTCACCAAAATCGCTCACATAGATGTCAGCCGACGCAATGATCTTTTTGTCGTCAACATCCTTGTACTTGGTCGCAACACCCGTGAAGCCGGAGGCCACACGTTTATTGAACGACCCGGTGTAGAGCGCACCCGGCTCGCCGCCGTTGTCCCACGCCAGTTGGTGCACGTCCAGGAGCAAGCTCTCGGTGAAGGCACGCTGGGTGCCATCGGTACGTGCGGTCGAACCCAGCGAACCATCCGAACCGGACGTACCGGCGGAGGTGTTGGTGTCAATCCACGCTTCGAGACCACCAACTTCACGGGCCAGGGTGTCGTTACCCGCGACCTTGATGTTGTTGGCGAAGACGGACAATTCAATGTCAGTCTTTAGCTCACGGCCACGCTTAACCAACTGGTAGGCCATTTCCTTACCACGGCCTGCTTTATCCACGGCTTCCTGAGTGCCGGTCACACGAGCGACCTTGTCAGAGATACCGCAATAGTTGGTAAGACGAACGGTTGCAACGCTGGCATCGGTCGTCGCGTCGTCACCTTCGATCACCCAGTTTTGGGCCGGTGTTCCGAGAGTATCAGTTTGCCATTCGTGCAGTGTGCCCGTGGCGTTGTTGTTCGGCATCGCGGAAAGCAGGGGGGTCTCCCACGGAGCCACGTTGTAGATGACATCGGAAAGGTCTTCCCTGTTCCCGATGGCGTCGTAGGTCGAAAAACTGTTGCTTGGCTGTGCCATTTGAGCAACTCCTCTTATTCACCCATCAACAATGCGACTGCATCATCAACGGAACCAGTTTTACGGAGCCTGCCCACACGCTTCCTTTGCTGATCCGCCTTCACCGCTTGCTTACCCTTCGTAACGCCGGGGCGAAGAACTTTAGGTTTGCGTTTGACTTTCTTTTTGGCTGTGGTCTTTTTGGACATCAACTCGTCATACTTCCGAGCCTTATCCGCCAGGATCACGGCGCGTGCGTCAAACAACTTACTAAGCTCCTCTTTAGTGTACCCAATGCCCTCCATGTACCGGGCCACGTTGGCCTTGTACTCAGGGGCCTTCTCCCCACCCAGTTCAGGGATCGCCTCGACCATCTTCTCCGCCTGTTCCTCAACAAAGGTTTGCAGGCGTTGCGCTTCCTCGCCGCGTTGGATGTCGGCCAGTCTGGCCGCCTCCGCGTCTTTCGCGTCGCGTTCCGCTTTAGTGGCCTCGAAGATCGCCCGCTGACGGGTGTATTCGAGAGGGTCGTCATTCGCCAGTTGAACCCAATCAGGCTCGTCTGCCGGGGTGTTGTTAGCAAGGGCAAGCATCTCTTGGAGGTGTTGCCGCTCCGCTGCGATTGACACTTGAAGCTGGTCCATTTCCTTTTTTGTCTGGGCCAACTCCTGCGTCTTTTTGGTGTAGTCGGATTGACGGAGGTAACCTTTGCCGATTTCGTCAAGGGTGACCTGCTGTCCGTTGATCTCGAACAGGGGTTCCTCGCCGTCGTCGTCTTGGTCGTCCGCGTCCGCATACAAGTCCGTGTCGTCCGCGTCCTCGTACTCCGCGTCTTCGTCATCCGCGTCGTCCGGGGTCTCGGCCTCCACTTCGTCCGCCTCGGCTTCTAAGTCTTCAGCCTCCGCGTCCGGTTCGCTATCCTGGTCAGAGGGTGCAGCTTCGCTGTCCTGCATTGATCCAAATAGCCGCTCTGTCGCCGCGTCTTGTGTGAGGGCGACGTCGTCGGCAGTCTCAGGTGAGGTGTTGCCGTCTTGTAATGACATAAGTCACTCCTAAAAAAATGCGCGTCGCTTGTCGCCGGTCATGACGTCAAGCTCCGCCTTTGACAGTTTGCCGTTCTCCACAACGGTCTGGAGTTGTCGGCGCACTAGGCGGATGACTTTGATGGCCTCCGAGTACCGGAAGCGTCCAAGGTCATCCTTCTCTGGGGCCAGGAGCAGTGCGTCGAGGTACTGACGTTCTACCACTTCAAAGGCCTCTCTGAGTTCTCTGTTGTCGAGTAGCTGCTGCGCGCGCCCCGCCTTGTTGTTGGCCTCGCGCAGTTGCAGTTGTCTCACGTTGTCGTCTGTCATCAGTGATGTCCTCCACCCCAACCGAGACCATAGCCCTGGGCTGCGGTCGTCCCAATGTCCCCATGTCCTGGTCCCTCGCCCGTGCCGTGGAACCCGCCGATGGCTTGCGAACCACCAAAGATACCCTCTTGCTCCGCCGCCTGGGCATCAGCTTGGTAACCTGCAACCAGCGCAGCTAAATTGGGG